AGGTTCTTACTCAACTGAGTTTGTTTACTTGCAAATCTCCAACGACATTTTGTTAATAGATCTTCTAGTGTTGTTTCATATAGTTGGTTTGCAACAATTGATTCTGTGGTGTTTTGTGAGAAGCTTGAGATTGTATTAGCACCAACTAATACTAAAGCTTTATTACATATATCAAATTTACTAATAGTCATTTTGTCCTCAATGTTGAGGGGGGCGAACCCCCCTCGATTTGGTTATGTACCGTTAGTTGTGGTTACAGTAGCCGCACCAGTTGCACTTGTTACAACTACTAAGTCTACTGTTTCTGTGCCACCAGTTGCACCAACGACTAAGATAATATCATGCTCTTTTAGTTCGTTAGTTGCATCATTAAAGTATCCAGATCCTACAATAGTACTGATTGCATCTGTACTGCTGTAATAGAAGATACCTCTTGCACCACCAGCAACTTTTAATAAAGCACTTGCTGAATAAGCCATATTATATCTCCTTTCTTATTCTGTGATCTGGCACTCAATAGCACCATTGTTATCAATCATCACTGCGCCCATAGACATATATGATGTGATAAGGTTACTGACTTTTTCTGGAATGTAGTTAATTTCTGATCGGATATCTGAACCCATACCAACACCAACAGCAGTTCTGTGGAATGCATGGCAATCACGAGTTGTGCCAGATATTGATAAACCAGAATGTGTGAACCACATAAATCCAAGCCATCTTTTGGCTGTTAGACCACCAGCATAAGGTAGATCAGCTTCACCCACATATTCCATACGTGAGAATTGATCTATCTGCAGTAGGTCTGCCCAACCAGCTGGTGATACAACAAAATAACGTTGTCCATCATCTGGGACATCCCCTTCACCAAATGCTTCATAAACAGTTAGTGCTTTTGCTAGTGTAAGTCCAGTAGATCCATGAACAACATTGTTGCTGTTAGAACCTGCATCCAACACATCAATGATAAGTTGGTCTGTCTTTCTACCAAGAGCGGCAGAAGCTGACATAGCTAGGACTTGTCTTTCGTCAATGTTTGTTTTCAGTTCATCTAGTCTATCGACATAGTCTGCAGCATAGAAATCTGAAAGTGTTACATCAACTGTTGAGTGGCTTACATCCATTGTTGGGACTTGAGCGTGTCTGCTTTTAGACACAGCTGTGCCAGTACCAACTTTTTGGAAGCGAGCTTGGTTCCCAGTTACCTGGGTTGATCGCACAGTATTACGCAGTTTGGAACCCATACGTTGGTATGCCATATGTACTTCAGCTTCAAACTGTTTAATAAAGGCTGTACTTATAGTTGTACTCATAATGTACTCCTTCTAAAGTTAAAGTTAAAAACAAACAATTATCCATGTTAGGGAAGTTCAGTTGTCCAGATCGGGCCTAGTTCTTCTAATATGGGTTGTACTCCTTGTTTAGTTACACTTGGTAACTGTTTATAGAAATACATTATTTTTACACCTTTGACAAGTGTTGGTTGTTCGACAAAGTTAAATCCTTGCCATTTTAGCCAATTTATTGATATTTTATTTTCACAACAAATATAATTACCCAAAAAATTATAATGTTCTTCGAGGTATGCTAACCATCTTTTATTCTTTCTAAGAAAGTCTACGTAGTATTTATCTAACAAGTCTGATGCTAGAAACCATATCCTCCCATGTGTAATATCTTTTGAGGTAGGCATAACACCAAATATACCTACAATGTCTGCGAAATCATTGAAGATAGTATAAGTATGAACGTTGCTAAGTTTTGTTCTGAAAGGAAACATCAATGCTTGTAGAGGATCTAATCCCCATAGTGCTATTTCATACTTATCTATCTGTCGTATATTTGGTGCTAATCTCCAGCAATCCTCTGGGATTGTTTTTTCACAATATAATCCTATCTGTATAACCTAGAGAATGCGTCATCTACTTTTCTCACAAATGCAGCATCCCTTTCTTTAGGATCATAATATCTTTTGTCTTTCATCATATTACGTACATCATCTAATGTTAGTGGTCTCTCTGGCTGAGCAACAGTATTTGCTCTGGATACACTTTCAATAGTTGTTTGCATCATACGTTCTAGTGCTTCGATACCTTCAGCTGTAGCACCCAAACTACCTGCTATTGCTTCGTATTCTTCTGGTGCAAAAAATGCAGAAGCCCAAGAGTTTACAGCATCTAATCTTGCATTGGCATTCTCACCTAGCTTTTCCATTTCTTTCTCAAGGTTAGGTGTACTATCAAGATAACTGTCAATATATTTATTAATCCCTTCTTCATATATTTCTTGTGAGTATGCATTTTCATCACAATGTTCTTTCCACCATTTTGCCATAGTATTATCAGATAGCATTTCTTCTGATACACCTTCTGGTAGTTTAGGTAGCTCATATGATTCTGGTCTTTCAGAATCAGCTTCTTCTGATAGTTCATTGATAATTACTTCACGTAATTCATCTTTCTTACCACCTACATATTTCTCAAGATTAGAATAAGACTTACCAAACTCTTCAATATTTATTTCACCAGTACTTGCATCCCAAAACTTTTCTGGTATAAAGTCTGGTCGTTCAACTGGCTCTGTTGTCGTAGGTTCACCTTGTTCTTCTGTTGGTGTTTCTTCTACTTGATTTTCAACATTATCATTTTCATTCATTAGTTTTATCCTTAATTATTTTTTGACTTTTACCTTTATTAATTCTTCTCTGTATTAGCCCAACAATATATCTTTGACCTTCTAAATGCATCAAATGATCTTTACCAATCTGTGGACCAGCTACTGTTTCAATAGATATCGAGCGTAAGTATTCTAATACCTTTACACCAGTTGGTGTATTAAAAGCAATAGAAAATGCTTCATTCAACATCTGTTCATCTTCTGCTGTTCTTTCTATATTGTCTAAGCCAATAAGTTTATTGTTTTGTGTTTCCATCCACTACTCCATATTCTTTAATTAATATTGCATGCAGAAACCATATAGCTTTTTGTATATCTTCTGCACCATTCTTTTCTCTATGCCTAACAATATACTTTATTGCTGAAGCATCTGGGTATGGCATCTCACGAACAAAGTCATAAGTCTGTAGCTTCTTACCACAATCACATACACCTTTCTGATAATAACTTGGGTTTATTCTGTCTGTCATACAATCTCCTTTATCCAGTTACCTTTATTATCTAGCACCATTGGTAGTAGTCTGGGAACACCATTTATGATAATTCCACAACCTAATACAAAACGTGTATTAAAATTCTTTGCATAACTAAATGCCATAGACTTTTGATTTATCAAACATCCAACATTCATACCCCAGTATAAATCGTCTGGGTTCGCCCAATAGCTAATACAAAACTTAGTATGGTAATGTCCTTGTACTGCTGACATACCCATAGTCTGCGATACCTTTAGTATGTCTGCTGACTTCCCATGTGTAAAGTAAACCTTCTTACCATTACTAAGTTTGAGTGTCATATCATCTACCCACTGCCATTTTTTAGTGCCAAGAAACTCACCATATGGTCTAAGGAATTGTGCAGACATACCATACTTAATTGCTCTTCGATAGACCAAACTACTATGGTTACTATGTACTTCTGTAACGACTGGGAATATGCTTTCTAGTTCTTTAATATGAGCTTTTGCAATACTTAACTCATCGCCTATTGATGGTAAGTCTGGATTATGCTCATGGAAAGAAATAGCATGGAAATCAAGTAGATCCCCAATATTGATAACGGTATCTGGCTTAAATTGTTTTTTAACTTCTTCGAGAAATTTAAAAGAATCTTTGTGATGGTACGGAATGTGTAGATCACTAATGACAAGTACTCTCTCATGCATAATATCCTCCTATATTATGTTGGCTCTTGAGGTGGTCCTTGCATCTGTTGTTGTTGTTGTAATTGTTGCAGTTGCATAGCCGCCTCCTGCATCTCTTGTTCACTTCTAATTAACTCTTCTGGTATACCTAATTTACTTGCAATAAACTTAGCAACCTCACCTTGTTTAATTAGAATATTCAACAATTCTGGACCCACCCTCATTTGCATCATACCTAAAAATCTATCAATAGTAGCAACATCTTGTTGATGTTGTGCTTGTGCAAGAGGTGAAGATGAACGTATCTTTATCTCTCTACCATTGACAACTGGGATTTGAATTCTTCCTTGTTTCTTCAGTATATAGATTACTCGCTGAAGTACTGGATTAACAAGTTCAGCTTGTAGTCTACCGAAGGCAGCACCTATTTGTCTGGAGAGATCTGCCATTCTTTCTGCTATCTCTGTTGCAGTCATAGGTGTTTTTTCATTTGGTGTTCCGAGCATATCATTGTAAAGAGCCTTCTTTATATTAGTTCTCATATCTCGAAGCACAAGATCAGATACATTAAAATTACCAGCAGGTGCTATTGGTGTAAGTCCAGATGAACCACCAGCTTTTGGTATTATAGTTCCAGGGATTAGTTGTATGTTATCTACATTGATAACGCCATCATCTTCTACTTGATACATACCAGATATACTCATCTGTGCATTTTCAAGTATCAATTCGATAACAAGATTTGCAGTTTTAATTGCAGGTAGTGCAAGTTGTATTGGGCCTCTACCATATACTTCACCAGCAACTTTTGACCATCTATAAACTACATATGGATTAGAACCCACACCTTTAAATGTTTCTTCCATAATCTTGTGTTCATATTCTTTTGCAATAACACAATAAATATGTTCTTCTTCTTTTGTATTAAAATAGTTTCTATAAACTACTTCTAGTATCTCACATTCTTTATCACCACCTTTTACCATATCCATCATCATTTTATCTGATAGTTTACCATTTGGATATGCATGTTGCAGATCACGCATCTTAATTCTACGCATGCGATATACATGATCTATAGTATCGTTATGACCAGCATCAAGTGTTACTTGTGGTAATGGGATTGCTTTGAACCGTATTGGTTGTAATGCATCACCTTCTTCTACAAGCAAAACACCAGTGCCTACTGCACAATCTAAAAATGTTTCATGTACTTCTTGTGCAAAGTTTGAGTTCTGTAGTATCTCAAATACATATTCAGTAACTTCATCTAACATCAAGTTAACTTCTTTTTGTTGCTCTGGTGGTATCTCTGTACCAGCTACAAGATCAGCCCATCGAGCATAGTTAGGTACAATCCCTGCTTGTAGTCTACTAGCAAATTCTTGAACACCAACTACAGCAGTTTCATCAAAGATCCTATCTGATCTTCTGCGCCCTGGGCTTTCAGAATAAAAACTTTCTCTTTGTGGCAAGGTATACTCATAGCATTCTTCAAATGTTGGTAACCATAAGTCTTTTAATGATTGTGCTGAAGTATATCGTGAGAGTAATCTCTTGACATCACTTTCATATATATTTTCTTGAGTTTGTGGTTTTACGTCAATTACCATTATACACCTAATGTATCCTTAGTCATAAGATTGCCAGCTAACTTAAATCCTTGTCCACCAGCTCTGCCACTTAGTAATGATCTTGTGCCACGTTTACCAGTATATGCATCAACACGTAATTCAAATTGTTTTTGCTTGTTAGCAAGAATCTGTGCTTGTTCTTCTGCTCTTGCTCTTTTGCGTTGTTCTAATAATGTAGCATCTTCTGCAAGTGGTGGGGGTGGCTTTGGTTTAGAACCAAGTAATGAACCGACACACATTATTTCATCCTTCCAAATACTGATCGTGGTTTTACACTAAAGACATCAAAATTTCTTTTAGCTATTACAGGTTTACTCTGTTTTTGTCCTATTGTCAATGCACGACCTTCACCAGCACCTAACAATAGATATTGAAAGGCATCATGTATATGACTAAATCTATTCTTATTTGGTCTGTCATCATACCTTTCTCCAGATACTTGCATGCGTTTATAATGGTATCCACCATCAAATCCTTTTATTAGATTGTTACATTTTGGATCAATGAGTATACCACTTTCTCCATCAGTCATTCTATTTAACACAGCTGTTACTGCTTCTAGTCGTAATGCTACATCATTAGATGGTGCTGGTCTTGCATTTAAACCACGACCACGTAGTATTTGAAATGGTGTTGATTCATCTGTTTGTACTCTTTGATCCCCTGCAGGATCTCCATAGATAATAAATTCTCTTGGTAGATATTGAGCCATGTGCTGTTTCATTATTTCTGAGAACCTTACTATGCCCATATCTTCTGCTACTAATTCATCGAATACTATCCATCGACCACGTAGTCTTTGTGCAAATACACATGCAGGTGTTAAACCAAAATCAATACCTACAAAAATTGGTACACCATCTGCAATAGCTAGATCTCCTTTTGCAACATGTGTTGTATGCACAAATGATTCATATACTGGCTTGCCATCTGATACTTGTCCTAGTTTGTTTAATATATATACATCAATCCATGATTTAGTTTTACCACGTATTATATTGCTATAGTAATCGCCAGTTAAGTTTTTACCATTCTCTTTATCTGGATTGTTTATGTAATCTTCGATCTCATTACTTTTATTCTTTACTTCAAGCATAGCAGGTGGTTGATTATAAAATGTCCAGTTATCTGGTTTAACTAACATCTTTGCTTCTGACTTAGAAATATAATCTGGCAATACAGAATCACCAGACATAATAGACCACCAGTGTTCTGTATCTGGTGGGTTAGTATCACATATAACTCCATACCATGTTGGGCCTCCATCTCTCATCGATGGATATCGACCTACCCTCATAGAGCAAGCATCGACTATTGACTTTGGTATCTCTCTTGCTTCATTAATCCATACACCAGTTAGTTCTAAAGATAGTAATTTCTTTACATCTTCTGGTCTATCAAGCGCAAGGAATATTACTTCCAAGTCAACATTACCTTTTCTAATTCTATGAGTAAAAGGCACTGACCAATGAAAGCTACCCCATTCATCTTCTGGAAACCAGTCAAGCCATGTTTTGATTGTTGTTGTTTTTAGTTGTGGGTTTGTATTTCTAATTACTGCCCAACGTGATTTCTTTATACCATCATCACTTTCTTTTTGCAGTAATGCTCTACGGAATATTTCTATGCAACATGCAACAGACTTGCCACTACCTACTGGACCACGTAAGCCACGCAGAAAGGCATCATCTTTCATAAATAGTTTTAGAGTTTCGCCATCTGGTTTATAGTTCAGTGATCCCATAATCAACTGCTAACTTAATTAATTTTTCTCTAGCTTCTTCAGACAAAGATTCAATAATCTTATCTGCTTCATAATCATTGATATGTGATTCTGGATAGTCTTTCATGTGTTGTGATTTAACAACAGTACGTAGTTTGACTAGATCTTTTATTAATACTTTGTTAAATATACTAGTCATAGTTTTTGCCTTCGCCTATTAACTCTTCTGCCATTCTAGTGGCTTCTTCTTTCGAGTATCCTTTTATCATTTTAAATTCTACATACTGATCTATTTGTTTTTGTCTTTGTAGATAGACACGTAGCTGGTCATTATCAACCATTGTCTTTGCTCGATCTTCTGCTTTTTCTAGTTTAGTGGGTTTCTTCTTTTGGGGGGACTTCGTCATATGCATACTCCTCTGCTTTAAATAATACTTCTAAACAATGTATCATTTCATTCTTTTCACGTATTACTTGTGTAAGCAGTTTGTTTGCATCTGTCAAAACTTCTATTTGTTTTTCCAATTCTTTCTTGTTAGCCATGCTAGGTCTTTCTATATTTACGAACCTTACGTGCAATCGCTTTAGGCTGTTTACTAAATTGCTTACCCTTCGCTTTATCCCTTCTCTTCTTGGCTGTTGTTCTTGCGTACTCTTTAGCAGATAATTTTTTTATAGCTTTCGATGGTAGGTATCTTTCTCCAGTTTCACTAGACTTCTTACCAGACTTAGTCCTCCATTTTTGCTTAGACCATTTTGCTAATGATGTTTTAGATTTGCCACCACCTCGGTATCCACCACCTGCTTTCTTATAAGCTTTGACTGCTGCTTGTGCTTTCCGACCAGACCATTGACCAGCCTTTGTACCGTAGCTTGCTTGTGCTTTAATACGTGCAACTATTCTTTTCCATAAAGCTGGTTTCGTTTTTGTTGCAGTCTTTGACATTAGTTACCATACATCTCTTTAAGTTTTTTTAGTAATTTCCTATCTTCTTCGGTTATTGTAATTGCTGTTGGATTATATACAGCATCAGTGCTTAGACGTTTTCGATCTGGAAACAAAGTAAGTTTTTTGTTTCGTTTCTCAGACATTGGTTTTGTAGCAGTTGCCATATTGTTGCGAACAAATTGTTCTAAGCTTACAACATTACTCATTCTTACTGGTCGGTTTGCTCTGCCACTACCACGATAAGCAGCATCAGTACGTAGTGCTTTTGGTGGTGTATACTGTCGTGTAACATTTAAAGGTTTATATAAATTTTTAAAATCATCTCGAATCATATTTTTGCTAGGAAGCATAGTCTTTGCATCAGAGGCAATACCTTTTGCTTCCATAATATTTTTATTTCCAGGGGCAATAACTTGATAGATATCACCTTTAGATGTTATGCCACCACCACTCTTTGTAAGGTCTGTAATAAACGCTTTAAGTTTTTTGAACCCACTAGTTGTTTTTATAAACTTTGCTGTAGCAGTTCTTTGTCTATCTTCTTTAGTTCTTTTTAGTTTATAGGTATAACCTTTTTTCCCAGGCTTGTTAGTGCTAATTGTACCAACAACTTTGCCATCTCTATATACTTTTCTAAATGTAACCATTTTATAATCCTAAAATTTTATTTTGTATGTAATACCAACCTCTTTGCCTTTCTTGTATGGCTTTATTGGTGAAGCTTTATACGCATCAATTAAGCTTTCGATCTTAGACTTTGGTGGTACAAGAACATGTGTTGGCACTTCTTCTTGCTGTGGCTGTCCCAAATCTTTTGGTTTAGGCATTGGATACTTATACTTAGTCATTACTTCTTCCTCTAAAAATTATAAAAATCTAATAGACTTCTACCTTTTGGTCGCTTACTTGCAGAAATACGCATTTGTCTTTTTCTTTCAGCCATTATTTCTTTTTCTAACTCTGCACCAGTTTTAATACTAGTAAATAATTTTTTTACACTTGCAACGTCTGCGCGAGCATCATGATCTATACCAAATGCTTCATGCGCACTTAATAACGTATTAGCACTTGCTTTTTTATCTATTGCCATCTTCATGAATTGTGCCATAGGATTAGCAGAATCATCCATAGCACGGTAGTTTTTAGCTCCTAAATTTTTATCTTTAAAGACAGCATCAGTAATCTTACGTTTCTTTCGCATACGATCTCTTTGCGCTCTTAAACTTTTCTCACCTTTAGGACTGTAACTCTTAGCTTTAGCTACAATCCTTTGGTAAGATTTTCTTTTACTGTAATCTATAGCCATATTACTTTTCTTTCTTTTTCTTTGAATTCATTATCTTCTTTTGTAAAGCAGCAGGTAGTGTCTTTTGTTTTTTTGTAAGTCCACCACTTGACTTTGCTTTACCTTTACTCATTTTACCGTATGCCATATTACTTTCCTTTCTGTTTTTTCATAATCATGGTTCGTACCTTTTGAGGTAAGTCTTTAAAATGAAAGACTGGTTTACTCATACTAGTATGTTTTGCACCAGTATGTAAAGAGCCATCTGGCATTTTATGAGTTTTACCAGTATACAACATGCCAGTCTTTGTATAATGCTTTGCTCCTTTAGGCATTACTTCTTACCTTTCTTTTTTTTATTCTTTAGTCGTATTGACATAGCCTTAGCTTTCTTTCTGGCATCTGCCTTGCTCGAAGCACCCCATGCTCGCAAAGATAACAGAAGTCTTGTAGGTTTACCATCTTTATATTCTGGACCTCTCATATTACCCATACGTGCTAGGAAGGATGCCCTTCGAGGATGATCCCCACTCTTAACTGGTGCTTTTAGTGTACCACCTTTATAAGAAGCACGACCTTTAGCATTCAAGCC